GATATTGTAGCAGATCCTTCTGCTCCCGACGCTTTTGTCGCTGGTATTATGGAAGGCAAAGAATGGGTATGGGATAACGGTATCCTGAAAGAATCTGCTGTAGCAGAAATGAAACAGGAAATCGATCAAGCAACTCTTATCAATCTGCAGGAGCGTAAAATCTCCGCGTTTGCAGCATTTTTGAAGAGTTTGTGATTTATAAATAAATACAGACAACGCTAAAGCATAACGGAGTTCAAACAAATGGCTGAGACCCTCGACAAAGAGTTAGATAACATGGAGCAAGTGGCCGAAGGTTCCAACGCAGTTACCAAAAATGCAAAACCTGGTGAGAAGATTGATACTTCCAAAGGTGGTGCAACTAAGGTAGTTGATGTCACCTCGGATTCCATGGAAGGTGCAAAAGGTACTAAGAACGCAGGTGCGTCTGCTGCTAAGGCAGTAAGCGTCGAAGGTTCTAAGTCCCTCAATACCAAGCCTAGCGATGCATCCGCAAAGATGGAGGAAACGGAAAGTGAAGAAGAAACAATCACTGAAACCGAACTCGACTTTACTGAGGATGTTAACGCTCTTGTCGCTGGTGAAGACCTCTCAGAAGAGTTCCGTGCAAAAGCAGCAACAATCTTTGAAGCAGCAGTAACTAGCCGTGTCAACAAAGAAGTTGCAGCGTTGACTGAAGCATTTGAATCTACTCTCGTAGAAGAGATTGAAAAGATTCAAACAGAATTGGCCGAGAAGGTAGACGATTACCTCACTTATGCCGCCGAAAACTGGATGAAGGAGAATGCTCTCCAGATCGAGCATGGCATTAAGACTGAGATGGCAGAGTCTTTCTTCAACGGCCTAAAAGGTCTTTTCCTTGAGCACAACTTTAGTGTTCCTGAGGAGAAGTTCAACCTGCTTGATGGCATGGTTGAAGAGATTGATGATATGGAAGCTAAACTCAACGAGCAAATCGATGCTAATGTCGCTTTGAATAAGCGTATTGGCGAGTTTGTCAAAATGGAAATTGTGAACGAATGCGCTGTTGGTCTCGCAGAGACACAGAAGGAGAAGCTCGCTTCTCTCGCACAGGGTGTTGAGTTTGAAACTGAAGAAGACTTTAGAAATAAAGTTAACACGATTAAGGAATCCTACTTCACCCGTAAGGCTGAGACTGCATCTGCAGTTGAACCCACCGAAGAAGTTTCGGAACCCCTTGTCGAAGAAACAACTAGCGGCTCGATGTCGAAATACGTCGATGCAATCGCTCGTTGGTCCAAATAATTGTAAACCCTAACTACTTACTTTCGGAGAAATAAATGTCTATCCAACAACTCCAGGAGAAGTGGGCACCCGTTCTGAATCACGATGCTCTTCCCGAGATCAAAGATTCCCACAAGCGTGGCGTCGTTGCACAACTCCTCGAAAACCAAGAGAAGGCTCAGATCGAAGAATCTGCAATTCTTACTGAGACCCTTCAGACCACTGGTTACACTGGTGGCGATACAGCAACTGGTCCTGTTGCAGGTTTCGACCCTGTACTGATCAGCCTGATCCGTCGCTCCATGCCTCAACTGATCGCTTACGATATCGCAGGCGTTCAACCCATGACTGGTCCTACTGGACTGATCTTCGCAATGCGTACCAACTATGGTAGCGAGCGTAACCCCGCTGCTGGTGGTTACGATGAAGCATTCTTCAACGAGCCTAACGCTGGTTTCTCTGGCGGTCCTGGTTCTGCTTACGATCCTGGTGCTTCTGCTTCTGCTAACAACGATGCTGAAGGCAACAACCCTGCTCTCCTGAATGACAGCCCTGCTGGCACTTATGAGCTGGAAGGCGATGCACAAGGCATGTCTACTGCTACTTCGGAAGCACTCGACGATTCTTCCTCTAACACGGCATTCCGTGAGATGGGTTTCTCGATCGAGAAGGTTACTGTAACAGCAAAGGCACGTGCCCTGAAGGCAGAGTACAGCCTTGAGCTTGCTCAGGACCTGAAGGCGATTCATGGTCTGGATGCTGAGACTGAACTGTCCAACATCCTCAGCACAGAGATTCTTGCTGAAATCAACCGTGAAGTTGTTCGTACCGTCTACACCAACGCTGTTGCTGGTGCTCAGAACAACACCGCAACTGCTGGTGTCTTCGACCTCGACGTTGACTCCAACGGTCGCTGGTCTGTTGAGAAGTTCAAGGGTCTCCTGTTCCAGATCGAAAGAGATGCTAACGCTATCGGTCAGCAAACTCGTCGCGGGAAGGGCAACATCCTGATCTGTTCTGCTGACGTTGCTTCTGCACTGGGCATGGCTGGTGTTCTCGACTACACCCCCGCTCTCGCAGGTAACAACGGTCTCGCAGGCGTTGACGACACCTCCAGCACCCTGGTTGGTACTCTCAACGGCAAGATCAAGGTCTATGTTGATCCCTACTCTGCAAACATTGCTGATAAGCACTTCTACGTTGCAGGTTATAAGGGCACCAGCGCATATGACGCAGGTCTGTTCTACTGCCCCTACGTTCCTCTCCAGCAGGTTCGTGCAATCAACCCCAACACCTTCCAGCCCAAGATCGGCTTCAAGACTCGCTACGGCATGGTCTCGAACCCCTTCGCACAAGGTCTGACCCAAGGTTCTGGCGCTCTGACTGCAAACAGCAACCGCTACTACCGTCGCGTACAGGTCGCAAACCTGATGTGATATCAGCCTTCGGGCATATCATTCTTCGGACCCCTCTCAGAGGGGTCTTTTTTTATGCGTAAGTATAAACTAGTAGGCATTAATATTCCTTGCATGATGTATGTATTTTGTCAGAATATGCTGATATTTGGTATAGATAGTAACAGATTTATGCGAGGTGATAAAATGATCTCTGGACCCCAAACTATTATTATGAGTAAACGATACGGGGATGATTATGCACAATATTCTTTCTCGCAGTCAACTAGACGAATGGCGTCATTTTGAAAACACACTAGACGACTTGGAAGTCGAAAACGAGAAACTCAATGACTACTACGAATGTTTGATTGAATGCGACGCACTAGGACAACACACTTGTAAATCTATTTGTAAGAGGATACTTATGTAATATAAATAAAAATACCGTGTGAAGGAAGTGACTGGGGGGGTTTTCGGACCCCTCTTTTTTAACGCCTAAATAATTTCAAATAATGTTATACCATGATTACTGATTTCTATTTTGAAGATTTCATCGGCGTCTTTGACACCGAGTATGACACTTCGGATCTAATCGAATATTGGGAATATCAAAACAAGGTTGGTGCAACCTTTAAACGTAAAGGTCTGTTTGGTAAAGAGCGTAAAGCGAATATCAGAACAGATACTGCACTTGTTACGGAAGAGTTTATGCTCGACCATACTTGCGGTTACGAATATATGAGGGCATACAACCAAGTTGTTGGAGCGTGCTTAGAACATTATGTTGATAAGTACGAACAACTTTTGAGTTATAGATATCAGCAAGTATATCTCAATGTTCAAAAGACTTTACCTCAACAAGGTTATCATTCTTGGCATGACGAGAAAGGATCAATGGGATGTAATCGCAGGATTGCAGCAACAATGATGTATCTTAATAATGTTGAAGAAGGTGGAGAAACTGAGTTTCTTTATCTCGCAAAGCGATTCAAACCTGTAAGAGGACGTGTCCTCATTTGGCCAGCAGGTTTCACTCACGTTCATAGAGGTAATCCTCCATTGTCTGGTGAGAAGTATATCGCCACATCATGGTTAGAAAATATCAACGCATAATATGGCAAACTGGTACGAAGATCAACTAACGAACAGAAACTATCTGTCGCCTATCGGATTCTTGTTTATCCTAGATAAGGCGCACAAGGTTTCGTTCTTGTGTCAAAAAGCAGAGATTCCCACTATTCAACTTGGTAATATTGACATTCCTACTAGAGGAATGGTTCCCATCCCTATTGATGGTAACATAAGGTACAGCGAGTTCACGGTAGAGTTTATCGTTGATGAAGATCTTGAGAACTACATGCAGTTGCACAACTGGATGCGTGCATTAGGTACACCTCAAGAGTTCAAAGAGAGGAAAGTGTGGAGAGATAAGTACCAGAAAGTACCAGGTCAAGATGCCAGATTCTCTGATGCAACACTACAAGTTTTGAATAATAACAATATCGCAAATTTTGATGTTGTTTTCAAAGACTTGTTTCCTGTAAACTTGAGTACATTATCGTTTGATGTTACTGGAAATGATAATGATTACTTCACAGCAACATGCACATTTAAGTATACGCTGTACGAAGTCAGAAATGTTAATAGTACAATACGCCGCCCTTAATGACAGACTGGAAACAGAGAGCATACGCTGACCCCAATTTGAAATGGAAACATGCTAGACTAATAGAGACAGGACCAAAGTCCTTGTCCGAAGCCTGGATTTTAGGAGCAATGCGACTTAAGTATAGTTATGAACTTGGAAACACTACAGGATCTGTGGAAGACTGATTGTAAGTTAGATGATGACTTGCATGATAATGATTCACTAGCAATCCCTCAACTCCATATGAAATACATGGAGTTTCACAACACCTATTCTTTGATGAAGAAGGATAGAGAACTTGAAATGAAGCGTCTTGTAAAAGAGAAGTGGTTGTATTACAAAGGTAAAGCACCGTCTTCTGTATACAAGGAGATGCCGTTTGACTTGAAACTTACCACCAAAGAAGAGATTGTAATGTTTATCGATGCCGATGAGGACATCAATAAACTACAATACAAGATCGACTACATAGATCAGGTGCTCTTCTTCCTTGATGGTGTGCTTCGTATGATTAATAATCGCACCTTTCATATTAAAAATGCTATTGAGTGGAAGAGGTTTCAAAGTGGATTTTAATAATGAACTATGGACTCTATTTCAAAGAAGTAGTCTTTAATAGACAGGCAATGGATATCGTGAGAGCAGCGACTAGTTCGCCTAATCTCGAATGGAAAAAAGGTACGTTACACAATAGCAGTAAGGACACAAGAAGTTCTGAGATAGCATGGATAGGAGACAGAGAACTCCTATCCATGCTTTTGCGTATGCAGAAAAAAATAAACAAAGATGCTAAATGGAATCTAAACATTGCAGGTATTGAACCTGTCCAGTTTGGTATCTATGGTAAAGGAGACTTTTACGACTGGCATGTGGACCAGCATCCAACACCTGTCAGGGGTGTTGTAAGAAAGATTAGTATGTCACTTTTCCTCAACGATGACTTCGGAGGAGGGGACTTTGATTTGGAGATATATAGTCCTAGAGATAGTCCTAGGTACAAGACCTTCAAGTCACGACCAGGGACTGCTCTATTTTTTCAGAGTGATCAGTGGCACAGGGTTAGACCTGTAACGTCAGGATTGCGTAAATCTCTTGTAGCATGGTTTTATGGACCTCCTTATTCGTAAGAAAAATGAAGTTTATCTTAAAGTTGAAGCAGAACCTCACATCAACTATGAGTTAGCAGACTTCTTTTGTTTTGAAGTTGAATCTGCAAAGTATATGCAGAAACAAAGACGCTGGAAAGGTTGGGATGGAAAGATCCGCCTATATTCCCCAGCAACAGGAGAGATATATTGTGGACTCCTAGACTATCTCATGGACTGGGCGGATGAGAAAGGATACAAGTATCGTATGGAAGACTGTAAGTTCTTCGGTCATCCTTTGGATCAGAATGATTTTATTACTCCTGAGTCGGTAGTTGGGTTCGTAAAATCCTTAGGACTTCCGCCTGAGTTAAAGGTACGCGACTATCAATATAAGGCGATATACGAAGCACTGAAATACAACCGCAGATTATTACTATCGCCCACAGCATCAGGTAAGTCTCTAATGATCTATGCATTGGTGCGCTTCCATGCGAATGTTGATAGGAATATTCTAATCGTAGTGCCTACCACCTCTTTGGTGGAGCAAATGTATAAGGACTTTACAGAATACGGTTGGATGTGTGCCGATAATTGCCACAAGATATACGGTGGGCAAGAAAAATACACGGACCATCAGGTAGTAATTACCACTTGGCAATCTATCTATAAAGAACCTCGTAAGTGGTTTGATAGATTTGATGTCGTAATCGGTGACGAGGCGCACCTTTTCAAAGCTAAGTCTCTTACGTCGCTGATGGGTAAGTTGCATGAATGTAAATATCGTATCGGATTTACTGGAACACTAGATGGTGCAAATGTTAATCAGTTAGTTCTAGAGGGTGTATTTGGTAGATGCTCACAGGTTACTAGAACTGCTCAACTAATGCAAGCAGGTCATGTTGCCAAACTCCAAGTGAAGATCGTGCTAATGAAGCATGAAGAAAAACTCTTTGAAGGGTATCAAGACGAGATTGGTTATCTCGTTGAGCATGAGGGTAGAAATAAATTTATCCGTAATCTTGCGTGTGATCTTAAGGGAAACACTCTGGTTCTATTCAACTATGTAGAGCGTCACGGAGTGCCTCTTTACGAGATGATAAATAGTCACACAGATAGACCTGTGCATTTTGTGCATGGGGGAGTAGATGTAGATGACCGCGAAGATATCAGGTTGCTCACCGAACAATCTGATAACGCTATTATTGTTGCCTCATATGGCACCTTCTCAACAGGCATCAACATCAAAAGATTACACAACGTTATTTTTGCCAGCCCTTCTAAGTCCAGAGTGAGGAACCTACAATCTATAGGTAGAGTTCTGAGGAAAGGGGAAAATAAATCACAAGCAACATTGTATGATATTGCAGACGATATCTCCACTGATAGGGGTAATAACTATACCCTCAATCATTTGATGGAGAGAGTCAAAGTATATAACGAAGAAAAATTTCAGTATGAGATCATCGATGTAAAAGTAAAAGCCTATGATTAACTACGCAAGACACGATGAAGAGTTTTACGGAGTATTCAAACTCCTCAACGGAGAAGAGGTACTAGGTAAAGCAGTCCTTACAGAGGACAACGGAGAGACACTTGTCTTTATTCAAAGTCCAGTATGCACTCAAGTTATTACCAAAGAGACTGAAGATGGTCGCACCGTTAGGGGTGTAGGATTTGCAAAGTGGATGCAGTTTTCTGACGAAGATTTCTTTATCCTGCGTGAAAAAGATATTCTAACAGTCACCTCTATGAGTAAACAGGTTTCATTTATGTACGAAGCATTTATCATCGGAGAAGATGATGAAAAAAAGAATGAAACAAAACTCGATCTTGAACCCGAAATGGGTTACTTAGGAAAGATTGACGAAGCAAGATTGCTCTTTGAGAAGATCTATAAAAGCTAGAAGATCTCTGAACCTC